CTTCTTCCTTGGCAGCAAGAGGTCTTCAAAGACCCTACAAGGTTTAAGATCATCGCTGCTGGTAGACGTACAGGTAAATCAAGGTTAGCAGCTTGGACATTGATTATAGAAGGACTACAGACTGAAAAGGGTCATGTCTGGTATGTAGCTCCTACGCAGGGACAAGCTAGAGATATTATGTGGTCTACGCTGTTAGAGCTAGGTCATTCAGTGATCAAAGGTAGTCATGTCAATAACATGCAGATTACGTTGATCAATGGTGCAATGATATCGCTAAAGGGTGCAGATAGACCAGAGACAATGCGTGGTGTTAGTTTGAAGTACTTAGTGATGGATGAGTACGCAGACATGAAGCCACAGGTGTTCGAACAAATCCTTAGGCCTGCTTTAGCGGATCAGAAGGGTAGAGCAATGTTCATTGGAACACCGATGGGTAGGAATCACTTCTATGAGTTGTACAAAGTAGGTGATGCAGGTAAAGATAAAGATTACAAGGCATGGCACTTCACTAGCTTTGATAATCCGTTGTTAGATCCATTAGAGATTGAAGCAGCTAGAGGTTCGATGTCTAGCTTTGCTTTCAGACAAGAGTTCATGGCATCGTTTGAGGCAGCACAGTCGGAGATCTTCAAAGATGAATGGATTAAAATTAATGAGGAAGAGCCTGAAGAAGGTAACTTCTTTATGGCGGTGGATCTCTGTGGTTTTAGCGATTCATCACAGACGAATCAAACGAAGAATAAGAAGTTGGATGACACAGCGATAGCTATTGTTAAAATCAATACTAAGGGCTGGTGGGTTGCTGACATACAACACGGTAGGTGGGATGTCCGAGAAACAGCAGTGAGGATTTTAAAGGCTGCAAAGGACTACAGAGTTAATGCGGTAGGGATTGAGAAAGGTGCGCTGAAGAATGCAGTGATGCCTTATATGAATGATCTGATGAGAAGATTAAACTATTATCCTCGCATTGAAGAACTCACTCACGGTAATAAGAAGAAAGCAGATAGGATTGTTTGGTCACTACAGGGTCGCTTTGAACACGGTAGGATTGTGTTAAACGAAGGGGATTGGAATAACAAGTTTGTTGATCAATTGATGCAATTCCCTGATCCTAAGACGCATGATGACTTAATTGATGCGTTGAGTTACATAGACCAGATTCAAGTAGCAGATTGGAATCAGAATCTGGATGAAGAAGACTATGAAGTCCTAGACTCTACAATAGGTTGGTGACAATGAAATTTGAATCTGAAATCACTCCACAGGATGCGTTAGTAGCGTTTGTTACTGATCGCTGTAATGATTGGAGGAACTATAGAGATGAGAACTTCCTTGAGCGTTGGGATGAATACGAACGTCTATGGCGTGGCTTATGGGCTGATGAAGATAAGACTAGAAACACTGAACGCTCTAAACTGATTTCACCAGCACTGCAACAAGCAGTGGATAACAAACAAGCTGATCTTGAAGAAGCTGTATTCGCTAAAGGCATGTTCTTTGACATCAATGATGATGTTAATGATCAAGATAAAGCAGATGTAGAGAATATGAAGTCTTTGTTAGCTGAAGACTTTAAGAAAGATAAGGTACGTAAGCAGATTGGTCAAGTAATGACCTTAGCTGAGATCTACGGTACTGGTATCGGTGAACTGATTGTAAAACAAAAGAAGAGTCTAGCACCAGCAACACAGCCTACAGCACAGCCTGGATTGGCTATGATTGGTGTAAACACTAACTATCGTGTGTCCGTAGACTTAAAACCAATTAATCCTCGTAACTTCCTTATTGATCCTAACGCAACTACCGTTGATGATGCAATGGGTTGTGCTATTGAAGAATATGTCGGAAGACATGCAGTCATCAAAGGTATGGAAGATGGAGTATACAAGAAGGTTGATCTAGGTGATGCCTCATTAGATACAGACTTAGAACCTACTCAGGATCTGACATACTACCAACAAGATAAAGTATTACTACTTAGATACTATGGATTAGTACCTAAGAAGTTGTTAGACAACCCTGAAGATACAACCGTTGCTGATGAAGAACTATATTCAGAGATGGTTGAGGCTTTGATTGTCATTGCTAATGGTGAAGTTCTTCTAAAGAGTGAAGAAAACCCATTCATGATGCAAGACAGACCTGTTGTAGCCTACCAAGCTGATACCGTTCCTGGTCGTTTCTGGGGTCGTGGAACAGCTGAGAAAGCCTACAATATGCAAAAAGCTGTTGATGCACAGATTCGTAGTCATGTAGACTCTTTAGGGCTTACAGCAGCTCCTATGATGGCTATTGATGCCTCTAGATTACCTCGTGGACAGAAGTTTGAGATCAAACCAGGGAAGAATATCCTTGTTAACGGTAACCCACAAGAGATCTTACAACCATTTAAGTTTGGTGTAACAGACAAATCAAACATCGAAACAGCTCAGATCTTTGAAAGAATGATGCTGCAAGCCACTGGAACCCTTGATACAGCTAACTTACCTGCTCAAGTTAGTGGTGGTGATGCAGCTGCTGCTGGTTTAGCAATGGCTGTTAGCGGTATCATCAAGAAGAATAAGCGTTCATTGGTTAATTTCCAAGAAGATTTCCTTATTCCGTTCGTTCAGAAGGCTGCATGGCGGTATATGCAGTTTGCACCAGACCGTTACCCTGTAAAAGACTTCGAATTTGTACCTACTGGTACCCTTGGTATGGTTGCTAGAGAGTTTGAACAGGCTCAAATGATGGCAATGATGTCTACTTTAGGTCCAAACAGTCCTATTGTACCTATGTTGCTACAAGGTATTGTTGAATACTCATCATTACCGAACAAAGAGTCCTTGTTAGCTCAACTTCAGCAGCTAACACAGCCAAATCCTGAGCAACAACAAGCTCAACAACAGGCTACACAGCTTCAATTAGCGGATGCACAGGCTACCGTACAGGAAAAGCAAGCTAGAGCACAGAAAGCCACTGCAGAGGCTCAAAAGGCTGCTGTAGAGGCTCAATTGATGCCTGAAAAGCTTCGTGTAGACATTGTTCAGGCTGCTTCAACCAACATCGATGACCCTAATAGAGAGTTTGAGAAGCGTGTAAAGATCGCTGAACTGATGCTGAAAGAGAAAGACATCGATTCAAAGGTAAGTATTGTTCGTGAACAAAGTCGTCAAGATGCAATGAATTAACTTGACAAAACTTAAAAAGTGTGGTAAAATTACAACATGGATGTAATTAAACTAACTCAGTACTATGAAGAACGCTTTGATCTAATGAGCCATCCTGGATGGAAAACATTGATCGAAGACGCTAAAGAGTACAGAGATGCAGTAGCAGACATAACAACCATTTCAAATGGTGATGAACTACAAGAACGTAAAGGTCAACTAAAAGCTTTAGATTGGCTCCTAACAATGAAAGAAGTTTGGGAAAAAGCCTACGAGGATTTAGTCAATGAGGATACTGAATGATTTTGAGTGTGAGAACCACCACATTAGTGAACACTTAGTTGATCATACTGTTGGTGCAGTTCAATGTCCACACTGTGACTTACTTGCTTTTAGAAAACTAGCATCACCTAGAAGCAAACTGGAAGGCATCACTGGTGCTTTTCCTACTGCTCATGATCGATGGGCTATGGTCCACGAACAAGCAGTAAACGTAGCAAAGTCTAAGTCCTATTACGAGGGATAACTTAGATTCCTTTTAATTCCTAACAATTGGGTATATCCCGACTAGGAGAAGCAGATGGCTGAATTTGTAGATTCTATTGATGAAGAAGTACAGGATGAATTCCAAGCTGAAGCGGTTAAACAGACCGAAGAAGCTCCGAAACCTGAAGAGCCTGCGATCCCTGAGAAGTATAAGGGTAAATCGTTAGACGATATCATAAAGATGCATCAAGAGGCTGAAAAGCTAATTGGTCGTCAAGCACAGGAAGTAGGTGAAGTACGGAAGCTTGCTGACGAACTCATCAAAAGACAAATCACACCACAGGATCACCCTGTTAAAGCCGTCGAAGATGATACAGACTTCTTTGCCGATCCTGTTAAGGCAGTAAATAAAGCTGTTGAAACCCATCCAGCAGTGATGCAAGCACAACAAGCTGCAGCACAAATGGCGAGGATGCAAACAGCAAACAGGCTAGCTCAAACTCATCCTGATTACACACAGATCATCGCTGATCCTGAGTTTGCTGGATGGATTAATGAGTCACCTGTACGTCAACGATTGTATGTAGCAGCAGATAAGCAGTTTGATTTTGACTCCGCTAATGAGTTGTTGTCTAACTTCAAGGCATTGAAGAAAGCTAAACAGGATACTGTTCAGCAAGCAGCACAACAGCTTCAGGAACAACGCAGTCAAACACTTAAAGCAGCTACAGTAGCAGTTGATGGCGCTACTGGTGAAACGAGCAAGAAAATTTATCGTCGAGCAGATCTTATTCGGCTCCAAATGACTGACCCTGAGCGTTACATGGCACTACAAGATGACATCATCTCAGCCTATAACGAAGGTAGGGTCCGATAACCCAACTTAAAGGACTTTAAAATGGCATCAGCAGCTTATCCTGGAGGTAGTTCCTCCATTGTTAACAAGACCAATGCGGATAAATTTATCCCAGAGATTTGGTCAGATGAAATCATCGCTTCTTACAAGAAAGCACTGGTCATGGCGAACCTCGTCAACAAGATGACCATGCGTGGTAAGAAAGGCGATGTTCTCCACATTCCTAGCCCCACCCGTGGTGCAGCATTTGCTAAAGCAGCTAACACTGCTGTTACGATTCAGGCTAACGTTGAGTCTGAAGTGCAAGTTAACATCAACAAGCACTACGAATACTCACGTCTTATCGAAGACATCGTTGAAGTTCAGGCTCTTGCTTCGCTTCGTCGTTTCTACACCGAAGATGCTGGTTACGCTCTTGCTACGCAAGTTGATAGTGACCTGATCCAGATCGGTCGTCTGTTCCAGGGCAGCCACGCTGCTGGCGCAACTGGTGACTATTCTGTGTCCGGTACGTCTACCGCTTTCATCGGTGGTGATGGTACTACTGCATTCGTTGGTGGTGCTGGTGCTGGTAACGCAACTGCATTGACTGACGCAGCTATCCGCCGTTCGATTCAGCGTCTTGATGATGCTAACGTTCCTCAAGATAGCCGTTACTTGGTTATTCCTCCTGTTGCTCGTAACACCCTTATGGGTCTTGCTCGTTTCACTGAGCAGGCTTTTGTTGGTGAGCAAGGCAACAACAACACCATCCGTAACGGTCAGATCGGTGATGTATACGGCGTTAAAGTGTATGTTAGCAGCAATGCTGACACCGCTTATAGTTCTTCTGGTACCGCTCCTCGTGCGTGCTTGATGTTCCACAAGGATGCAATGGTTCTTGCAGAGCAAATGGCTGTTCGTTCGCAGGCTCAGTACAAGCAAGAATACCTTGCTACGCTGTACACTGCTGACACCCTCTACGGTGTTGCAGAACTGCGTAATGATGCAGCTGTTGCGCTGATCATTCCTGGTTGATAAAACAATGGGGAGGCTACTTAGGTAGTCTCTCCTTTTATGTAGGTCACATCATGGTTACTTTTCGGTGTAAATGGTCTAACAATCTGTTGAATGTTGAATATGAATACGACATTGAACAGATGCGTACTCATCCTGATTACGAAGAAGTAAAAGAAGAAGTTAAAAAAGAAGAAACGAATAAAAAGGTCGCTAAGAACGCTAAAGAGGATTAGACATGGCCGTTAAGATCAAAGGATCTTCTACAGCAGGGTCTGTACCTTCATCCTTAGAGAATAGACAGCAAGCCGTTAACACAACGGACAAAAAACTCTATGTTGGTGATGGTTCTGCAGTCCAAAAGATTGTTGGTTCTTTAGGGAATCAAGAATCTAATGCTGTGGCGATTACTGGTGGTACAGTCACAGGCATCACAGACCTAGCCATTGCTGATGGTGGTACTGGTGCTTCTGATGCAGCTACTGCTAGAACTAATTTAGGTGTTCCTTCAACGACAGGTAGCGGTGCTAGTGGCACTTGGAACATTAGTGTTACAGGTACAGCAGCGTCAGCATCAACAGCTACCACTGCAACCAATGTTTCTGGTACCGTAGCTATTGCTAATGGTGGTACAGGAGAAACAACAAAGACTAATGCATTTGATGCACTAGCTCCAACAACAACCAAAGGCGATATCATCGTACATAATGGTAGCGACAATGTTCGTTTACCTAAAGGTACTGATGGTTATGTGCTTGCTGCTGATTCTGCTGAAGTATCAGGTCTAAAGTGGCAAGCAGTAGGTGGTACAGTATCCTCAGTTGCGATGACTGTGCCAACATTCTTAAGTGTTTCCGGCACTCCAATAACTTCCACTGGTACTTTCGCTGTTAGCTATTCAGGCTCTGCACTGCCTGTAGCTAATGGAGG